TCGAACGTGAGGTGCTCACCAGCGACATTGGCGCTCTTGCTTACAAGCTCGGGCTGGGCGTCAAATACGCTAATCCGTTCTTAGCCCAAGTCAGAAGAGGTAGATAAAATGGGTATGTATCATCCACATGATCGAGTTCAGCTCGATCCCGGCCCCGGCCGGACCAAACAATCCTTCGCCGAGGAAAGCAATATCAATATCATCATGCGCCGGTACGAAAAGACCGGCATACTCGATCACTTCAACACTCACCAAGGCGATTATGGCGACTTCATTGGAGCTCAGGATTACCATACGTCGATGAACCTGATCCGCGAGGCGGGGGAAGCGTTCATGACGATCCCTGCCGGCGTCCGAGCGAAGTTCGAGAACGATCCGGCCCGGTTCCTGGAGTTCGTCCAGGACCCGGAAAATCTCGACGAAATGGTGAAAATGGGCCTTGCGGCCAATCCGGAGGGCGTCGTGGAGGAAGCTCCAGCAGAGCCCGAAATGGACCTTCCGGCACCCAAGGAGCCGGACCAGGTCGACGGTAGCCCCACGGGCTCCGATCTGCCTGGATAACCCCTTCTTGGACCACACCTTGTGGTCCGCTGAACAGTCTGCTACTAGATGTAACTGTTCTAACTGACACCAACTGTCCGAGAACGGCTCTTATCGGACATCCAACTACAGGAGCAAAAGCATGCACAGACCAAGGCGCATTCAAAAACGCAGCTCGCGGCGGACGTTCAAAAAGTACGCCAGGAAGGTCAATCCCAAGAATCGGCCGCGACGTAGCGGCACGGTGATGCGAGGCGGTATCCGCCTCTAATGACCTGCTACAGCCCTCTCAAGGGCTGGCGAGCTAAAACCGTGAACGCCAACGGCAAACGGTCGATCGTCTTTCAGCGATCGGCCGCGTTCACAGATATGCCCGTCGAAATCCCCTGCGGCCAGTGTATCGGCTGCCGGCTTGAAAGATCACGACAATGGGCAATCAGATGCGCGCACGAGGCCCAACTCCATGATGAAAATAGTTTCATTACTCTTACGTACAGCGATGGTCATCTTCCTGATCATCGCGGCCTGGTGCTTGCGGATTTTCAGAAGTTCTTAAAAAGGCTTCGAAAATCGCTGGACCAGAAAATCCGCTTCTATCATTGCGGAGAATATGGAGAAATCCATGGCCGACCTCATTACCATGCTATTCTATTCGGGTGCTCTTTCCCTGACAAAAAAGCGTGGAAAACATCCAACGAAGAAACGCTATATCGATCACGCAGTCTCGAAAAACTATGGCCCTATGGCTATTCCTCTATCGGAAATGTCTCTTTCCGTTCGGCTGCGTATGTCGCTCGTTACATCCTCAAAAAAGTCACGGGCAACGACGCTGAGGCGCATTATCAATGGGTGGACCCGGATACGGGTGAGGTGCACCAGAGAGCACCGGAATACACCACCATGAGCCGACGCCCGGGAATAGGAACCGGATGGTTCAAAAAATTCGCGGACGATGTCTACCCCTCCGACGAAGTCATAATGGAGGGGAAAAGGATGAGGCCACCAAAATTCTATGATGGCCTTTATGAAATACAGTCTCCGGCCGAACACAAGAAGATCAAACGGCAGAGAAAAGCGGACGCTGCAAAACACTCTGACGATCAAACGCCGGAACGGCTCCAAGTACGGTGTCAAGTTCAAATCTCTCAAATCAAACTCTTACCAAGGAAGGTCGAATAATGCTTCAATCGATGTTCTCGATCTACGATAGTAAGATCGAAGCGTATCTCCAGCCCTTCTTCATGCCGACCAAAGGGGCGGCGATAAGGGCGATCACGGATACCCTGGATGACAGGGAACATATGTTCGCGAAACACCCCGAGGACTACACGCTCTTTCACCTCGGCACGTTCGAGGACGGTACTGCCGTCTTCGATATTCAATCAACCCCGCTGGCTCTCGCGGGGCTCCATGAGCTGGTAAATCCTGAAAGGTCAATCTCATGAAACAACCCACCGTGATGTCTCACAATTTCAGCCAAGTTCCGTCGGCCGAAATCCCGCGGTCGTCTTTCGACCGGTCACATGGTCACAAAACTACATTCGACGCCGGCTGGCTGGTGCCCGTCTTTATCGACGAGGCACTTCCCGGCGACACCTTCAATCTCAAAATGACAGCCTTTGCACGGCTGGCAACTCCTCTACATCCATTTATGGACAATATGTATCTGGATACATTCTTCTTCGCCGTCCCGATGCGACTGCTCTGGGACAACTGGCAAAAGTTCAATGGCGAACAAATCGACCCGGATGACAGCACGAGCTTCGTCATTCCGCAGGTCGTACCAACACCCGCCGGCGGCGGGTATCAACCCTCAACTCTCTTCGACTACTTCGGGCTTCCGACCCAGGTCGAAGATATCACAAACTCGGCCCTATACTCGCGGGCGTACAACCTGATCTATAATGAATGGTTCCGCGACGAGAACCTCCAGGACAGCGTTAAGGTGGACCTGGATGACGGCCCGGACCTCGAGGCCGATTACGTTCTCCTCCGTCGAGGCAAGCGCCACGACTACTTCACATCCGCGTTGCCCTGGCCGCAGAAGGGCACGTCGGTAAACCTCCCACTCGGAACCCAGGCTCGCATTAGTCACGACGCGACCGGGACAAACGACATCGCGGTCTATTCGACCGTCAATTCGGCGTTCAAAAAAATGGGCGCGACGGCGAACATGGTGCAGGCCAGTGCAACGGCCGGCATCGAGGGGAATGCTCTCTATGCCGACCTGTCCACAGCGACGGCGGCAACAATCAATCAACTCCGCGAAGCGTTCCAAATTCAAAAACTCTACGAGCGGGACGCCAGGGGCGGCACTCGGTACACCGAAATAATCCGCTCTCACTTCGGCGTCACATCTGACGACGCAAGACTACAACGCCCCGAATACCTCGGAGGCGGAAGCTCACCAATCAACGTCTCTCCAATCCCTCAAACATCAGCAACAGAGGCAACTCTCACGGCCCAAGGCAATCTTGCCGCCATGGGCATCGTTACAATTCACAACAACGGCTTTACCAAATCCTTTACGGAGCACTGCTTAGTCATAGGTCTGGTAAGCGCACGTGCTGATCTCAACTACCAACAAGGCATGAACCGGGCTATGTCCCGTTCTACGCGCTGGGACTTCTACTGGCCCGCGCTCTCGCATATCGGTGAGCAATCTATCTTGAATAAAGAAATCTTCACTGCCGGCGATGCTGCCGGCACCGATGACGATGTCTTCGGCTACCAAGAACGTTTCGCGGAATACCGCTATAAGCCCTCGCAAATCACGGGGCAGATGCGGTCTAACTACTCCACACCGCTGGACACCTGGCACTTGGCCCAGGACTTCAGCGCCCTGCCTACGCTGGGCGCAACCTTCATCGTCGAAAACCCTCCGGTGGACCGCGTGATCGCGGTGCAAACCGAACCTCATTTCATTTTCGACAGCTTCTTCAACTATCGTTGCGCCCGACCGATGCCGATGTACTCGGTCCCGGGTCTCATCGATCACTTCTAAGCCGTCATGGCGTTCCCATGGATGGCGGTAGCGATGGGGGCGAGTTCCGCCCTGTCGTTCCTCGGTGCGTCGAAGCAGCAGGAAAGCAACGTCGCGATCTCGCAGAAGCAAATGGACTTTCAGGAAAGAATGTCCTCAACGGCGTATCAACGCTCAATGGCCGACATGCGAAAAGCCGGCCTTAATCCAATCCTGGCCTATAAACAGGGAGGCGCAAGTACGCCTTCCGGGGCCGGGATACCAGCAGTCAACCCCTTAGAGGCGGGCGTATCGTCCGCTAAAGGGGCGGGACGGCTGGTGCTTGAAAAGACCCTCAACAAGGCCCAGGTCGGAAAGCTGAAAGCTGACAAAGACCTGGCCGGGCAGCTCAAGCAAACTTCCGCGATGTCATTCCTCAAGCTTATGGAAGAAACATCTCTCGCGAATAGCGCGGCTACTGTCGCGCGGCTTAAATCTC